TGGTTTCCCTGCCACCGCCCAGGTACTCAGGACGCTGTAAACGAGCGTCGGAAGAACGGACGCCGAGATAGCGGAGATACTCAACATAGCGTGACCCGAACCTTGCACGAGCTTCCTCGTACCTTTGAAGTGCCATTGCCTCACGGAGTGCAGTGACCGTGATCGCTGAAGCGGACGACAGGTCCGCCGTGATTTTTGGACCATAAGAACCGCCACCGTTCGGAGCGAGGTATTGAGTGTTATACGCCAGCGTAGAAGCTCCGAGACGACCGTTAGTGAATGAAGTGGGCGGCGTGCCGCTATTGTAGGGATCGCCTGTCTCCCAACCACTTACAGGACCGACACCAGACGCAAGGTGCGCGTTCGGCACCATAATACCTCTGACCGGAGCTTCATCACCGAGCGGGATAGTGATCCCTGAGCCCTTCTGTTCCCACGGCCTGGAGCTGGTGAAGTAGTCTTTTTCCCAGGCGATGTTTTGAAGTGTTGTGTTTGTTGTTGTGTCTGCGCCTGAAGTTTTATCGATTGCAAGTTTAGTTTGCAGATCCTGATCCCGATACCATTCGTTCCAGATCATGGCGTAGCCACGGAACGGAAGCGCTGAGACCTCGATGTTATTTACACCGGTCGGAACGCCCAGATAATCAGCAAGAGAGCCGACAGCAGCCCCTGAGCCACCGCCAATAGTAATAGTGGGAAATACAGAGGCGTCGAGACCATCCGGACCGCCAGTGATGAAATTTTCCCAATCCTCCCAAACCAAACGGTGAGGGACGAACCAGTGATGAATTCTGACGTCCACTGGATGCATGACAGGAGCCAACAGCGGAGACGCGCGCAGCAGGGCACTTGTAGCGGCCTGCACAGTGTCCCCGGGAAGGACTTCCCACATACCACACGGAATAAGCTCTCCCATATCGCACGAGAGGAGCTTGTAATTCGAGAGACTAAATTTGCCACGTTTCATATCGATCCTCGTTTTCGTTTTAGCGCAAAGCGCTTTTCTGCCTGAAGCGTTTGACCGTGGTACGCCTCCTTGACCACATCTTTGAGACGAAGCGAATTCGCGAACGCATACGCTCGCATAGGCTGCATCTCTTGATCCATTTTGCTTTTGACTGAGTCTGGAACCTCCTTTGCACGGCCTAAATGTTCCCTCAATTTTCCCTTGAGATAACGTCCCAGAGGATAAACAGCACGCCCATGACGCAACACATTAGGGACATCTTCCGTATCAATCTCATGTTGCATTAGCGCGGACGCTACCTCTGGTATGAAGTCCGCCCCGATTCCAGGGCGGAGTGACATTCTTGCAAATTCCGGGTGACGTCCGTCAAGCCGAATATCTGATTTGCCTGTCATTTTCTTGCAGACGTAACCAGCGATGTATTGCGCTGACTGCTTGTTGAGCTCGCCCAGATACACATTGCCGAGGCCCCATGCCTCCTGGACGAAATCGCATTCCGGACAGCAACGCGTTTTGCGTTTAGTGAGCTGTGTCGTTCCGAAACGACAGTTGGAGAGCCCGAACATGGCTAAGTGGTAGTGAGGTCTCTGGGTCACGTCGCCATACTCCCCGACTAGAAAATACCTCAAGCGTAACGGCTCCGCTTTCTTCCGCAACCTCTTCAAAAAGTTTCTTGAATGCTTCGGCGATAAGGTCGGCAAACCGCTGCTCGATATCGGCAGGTGTTCGTCCTGGTATGTCAATGTTAAAAACGAGTTCTGCGGATGCAGCAAACTCTCCAGCATTATCCTGTGACACCATTGTCTCCTTTTGTTGATGCGGCAAGCCAGGCACTGACCACATGGGTGTGCCTGGCTCATATGAACGTAAGGGGATGAACATTTCATTAAATCCGGAACCCTACGCGAAGTGGTCCGGCTGAACGCCGGCGCCGGCCCGCTGAACCGCGGCGCCGGGAAAACACCCGACGACCACGACCATAAGACCTGCGACCTCTACGACCACGCATTGAAATCACCTCCTCTCGATTTTCATGATGAACGGCTTATTCGGGATCGGAACAGATTGGTACTCCTGAAGCCACGGATTCCATTCCCACATACGACCCTTACCGGCATTGAACGGGGGCCGCGTATCCTTAATGGACATCATCGGAACCAAACGATTCCTGATATTCCACCCAACGCCAGCTGCCCAATCATCTTCGGCAGACTGAGCGAATTTTTCTGAGCGACCAGGTGCCCAACCTGTCGCCGTTTTATTCCAGCCCACTTCTGGACTAGCGCCGGCTTCATTGTGTGGCCGGCTGGGGTCTGGAATTGTCACTTTAGTAGGTTGCCGGTCGACCAACGGACCGGCCGTAGAACCCTGACCTGGGACAAGATATCGTTGACCGGCTGAAGGAACCGGCGGGGGAGTGCCGGCCTGATTGAGTGTTGAAGTCAACGAAGCGAGCTGCGCTTTCTTGATGTCATTGTCCAGCTTGAGACTGTCTAACTGAAGAGATTGAGAAGCTTTTGTAAAACCGTCCAGGCGCTCACCGCGATCGCGATAAGCGTCAATCGCGCGGCCCACGGACTGACCCATTTGCGAAAAGTTGCCACCGCCCGTTTGGACGGGAGCGAAAGAATGGGTTTGCGCACCCAACGCATATAAAGGATGGATTCCCGCCTTCTTGGCATCTGCTACCTTCCACTGAATGCCCTCCTGGGCGAACTGCTTCTGAAGCTTGATATTTTGTTTGGCAGACTGAGCGTCGAAGAAACTGTCTGCAAGACTGCCAACTGCATTGGCGACTGCTGCCCACGGCATGATGATCTCCTAACATTGAATTTCGGAATAGTGAGAGCGTCGACGCTTGCCCAGGGCAGAGCCCTTGCCTGTATGTCCAGCGGCGAAAAGAACTTCCCGCCTAGACTTGCGTCGAACGCATACGAGAACCCTTGTCGGATTCTCAAAGGTGACCCCGATTGGAAGTCTGCCCGTCCGTCGAGACGGAACGGCCAGCCTATGGACTGATCGAGAGAAAGACCGAGCAGGCCTAAAGGCCTGCTCGGGGTGGAAGTCTCTGCGATCCTCGATGGTTTGGAGGAAGGTTAACGGTCTGGTAGTGAAGTTTAAGGCTGTCAACCTTCGGTTAGCGAAAGCAGAGGTTTCGCGCAGCCCTGAAGACCTTTGGGACCTTCCTCTTGCCATCGTTTTTTGTCCTCTTTGGTGTCACCTAACACAGTACATATCAAGTATATGTACTGTGTCAAGCGCCCTTCACGGGCTCTGCAGGCTTTTCTGCGGGGGGCTGCGCCGCCCCTCCGCTTGGGGGCTCCCGGGGCGGCTCCGCCTTCTGTGCCTGCTCCTTCTCCTTTATGAAAGCCTCGAACGGGGTCGGCTCGTAGAACTGCTCCCAGGGAGAGCTTGGGTCGAAGTCGTCCCCGACATCAAAGTCGTTCGCCTCGTCGAACGTTTCCGCGCCTGCCTTTGCCAGGTCGCGTTGTATTTGGGCATCCGTGACCATTTTGCGGATGCGATCCATCAGAGATGGCTGGGGGTTGTACCCGACCGGCGGCTCCATGGGGCGACCGTCAAGAAGCTCGCGGCCGCGCTCGTCAAGACGTCCCATATTGCTTTTGTAACTTTTGGCCTCGAGCTCGAGGCCTTTGATCATTTTCATTTTAACCTCCTAGTAGATGAACGATTGACCGGTCTGCGCGACGAGACGTCGAGCCTGAACCGAATGCTTGGCCATGATCCATAACACATCTTCCGATGGAACGGCGAATGTGCGCTCTGTTGGAACGCACTTTACGAAGTCGCCGTTTAGGGCCGGGGTTGATCCGAAGATTCGGGCGAAGTGCCAGAAATCCAGATTGTCCCTGAAACCACCGGCAATTGTAGATTCCGTGCGCCGATACTCGTCATACCTGTCCTGATACCCGAAAGTGCCGTCAGGCGTAGCGTGTGCTGCGTACACTTCCTTATTGAGAACTTCCTGCTGTCCAATGTGCTGCAACTCTTTCTGCCAGAAATCCTCTTTGACACGCCGGTTGAAGTGACGGGGCAGGCCCTGGGCATAGATCGTCTTAGGCCGCACCGAGATGAAAGAAAACACGTAACCGTGTTCTTCGAAGAATCGGCGATATCGATTGGAACGCATGGCCGCGATTCCGTGACCTTTGAGAGCGCCGACAGGATCTGAGCCTTCGGCAGTCTGAAGGACTTCTGAGAACTGAATGGTTTCCCTGCCACCGCCCAGGTACTCAGGACGCTGTAAACGAGCGTCGGAAGAACGGACGCCGAGATAGCGGAGATACTCAACATAGCGTGACCCGAACCTTGCACGAGCTTCCTCGTA